TACAAAGACACCATCTAAGAACGGAAAGTTCTTGGGACGTCCTTCAAAGTACGATCCCGCATACTGCGATGCCATCATGGAGCTCGGCAAAGAGGGCTTATCACGTTGGCAAATCTGCTCGCGCTTGAACATTGGCCTCCACAACATGAATGCTTGGGAAGGCGCACACGAGGACTTTCGGCAAGCCTTGGATCAAGCACGACTTGATGCGCTCTCATACTGGGAAGACTTGGCGCATGATCACATACGCGAAGCTCCTGGCGGCGTGAGACTCAACACTGGGTTGTGGAGCCGAAGCATGGCAGCACGCTTCCCCGAGCAATACCGCGAGAACTCCAAGCTCGAGGTCACAGGCAAGAATGATGGGCCTGTGCAGGTTGATGTGGTGCATGACTTCTCACAAGCTTTGTTGGATGATCTCCTAGCTACGCGCCAAGCCGATGCTAAGCCAAGCAAGAGCAAGTGAGTTCGCCGATCGGATCCGCAAGGGTCCTGATCTTAACCGTATGGCCGATGAGCGTAAAGCTGTGCACAAGGCTCGACAAGCTTGGCTCACAATAGCCAACGACCATCAGATCCCTCCACCCGGCGACTGGTGGACTGTATGGCTTTTGCTCGCAGGCCGAGGCGCAGGCAAGACTCGCGCAGCTGCCGAGTGGCTGTGGTACGAAGCTTGGACGCACCCTAAGACTCGATGGCTTGTCTCAGCGCCCACATCATCCGATGTACGCGATGTCTGCTTTGAAGGCGACTCAGGTCTGACAACGGTGATCCCAGAGCAGTTGATCCACCACTACACGCGATCTTTGCATGAGATAGTCCTCATCAACGGGTCGCTGATCAAAGGCATCCCTGCTTCTGAGCCTTCACGATTCCGAGGTCCGCAGTTCCATGGCGGCTGGTTCGACGAGCTTGCTGCATGGGACTACCTTGATGAGTCGTGGGACATGATCCAGTTCGGCATGCGCTTAGGTCAGAAGCCTAAGATGCTGTGCACCACAACGCCTAAGCCCAAGCCATTGATCGTGGATCTGGTGAACAGAGATGGGGAGGATGTGATATGTACCAAGGCCAGCACGTACGACAACATCCACAACCTCGCTCCATCGTTCAAAGCGCAGATCCTGCAGTACGAAGGCACGAAGCTTGGACGCCAAGAGATCTACGCCGAGATTCTAGATCCTGAAGAGGCTGGCATCATCAAGCGTGATTGGTTCAAGCTGTGGGACAACGAGAAGCCGCTGCCTAGATTTGAGTACGTGCTTCAGTCTTATGACTGCGCGACCAGTGACAAGACCAAGAATGACCCGACTGCCTGCACCGTGTGGGGTATCTTTAGGCCAAGTCCCGACAAAGCTATGAGTGTCATGCTCATCGACTGCTGGGAGGAATACATGCAGTATCCCGAGTTGCGACCCAAGGTGATCGAGGAGTCCACCGCCATCTACGGTGATGAGAACGAGTTTGGTCACGGGAAAAAGGTGGACATGATCCTGATCGAGGACAAGTCAGCCGGCACGCAGCTTATCCAAGATTTGCAACGTGCCGGTCTGCCTGTGAGAAGCTACAATCCCGGGAACGCGGACAAGACTACACGCCTTAACATCGTGGCTCCCATCATCGCCAAGGGCCGAGTTTACATTCCCGAGTCCTCGGTCAATGCGGGCATGGCTCGTGATTGGGCCGAGCCTTTGATCAGCCAGCTATGCTCTTTCCCCGAAGTTCGGCATGATGACTTGGTAGACTCCACATCTCAAGCTTTAAGACTTTTGCGAGACTTAGGGTTAATTTCCATCGACCCGGTATACAATCCTGATGACGACTACGAAGAAGATCGTCCAAGGAGGGTAAACCCATATGCAGTATGACGAAGAACTGGCCCGTATGCGAGCACAGATGCTTGCTAAAGAAGATGAAGAGCCTCCTGTCTTTGACGACGGCGCTAGATTCTTAGGCCAAGACCCCAACATGATGCAGGTTGGCTTATTCGGTCGACCAAAGAAGCCGGTAGCACCACCAACCGCGCCCCCAGTTAACTTACAACGGCGATCGATCTTAGGCCTGACGCCTTTGCCTGCTGAACTGCCTGCTGTGATTCCCCCATCGGCGCCAAGACCTACGCCTCAGCAAATTGAACAAGCAGTTCCGCAGCAACAGCCTACGACGCCTGCGCCAAGTGCAGCACCTTCATCCGCACCAAGCGCAAGTCCGCTTCAGGCTTTGGCAGACAAGGCACTAAACGCGCCAATGTCAAGACGCGATGTACTAAAGCGCGCAGGCCAAGCAGCATTGCAACAAGTCGTACCAATGCCTAGCGTTACAGATGTCATACCGCAGGTTATGTCGCCATTGGCAGAAGTTGCAAAGGCTGCACCTGCGTTTGATAAGAGCGCAATTCTTGGCGCTGTGTCTTCATTCTTAACAGATAAGATGGTTGACACATCAAGCGACTTGGCCGAAGAGTTATATGGTCGCGGTATTTGGGAACCTGAAGACCTGAACGCGGCTGATGCTACAACGGCATGGGAATACGCGCAATACGGAGACGAAGATCACCCTGAAGGCCTTGCAACGTTGCGTGACAACTTTACTCTTCAAAAGTTGTCAGAGCATTCAGGCATTCCGATTGAAGAACTTAAGAAGTATGTATCTGACGTTGAGCTGCAAAGCTTACCGTTGTCATTAGGCAATAGACAAGAACGACTTTCAGCGATTATGGAAGATGGTCGCCCTAAAGAAGCGTACCGCATGACTGCGTTGGAGGAGCTTGGGCTTATAGATGACTACATAAAGGCGTCAGCTACAGAGTTATTTGGCACACAAAAAACTTTTGATGAAGATGAGCGTTGGGAAATTGCAAATCACGCAGTGGGTTTGGCGTATGATGACTACGTGCGCAAGACAATAAATAGCATTGAGCCTACTGCGTATAGTTTTGAGGACGAAGTTCTACTCAAGGCAGGAAAAGATTGGCTTGATGAGTCGTTATCTAGTGTGTTTGACCAAGGCCTTGAGTACAGTGGATACGGGTTTGATGATTTTTATGAGCGTCTTGATGATGCGCTTAAGCCCAAACGCACGCCAAAACCAAAAGCAGAAAAACCAAAAGCAGCAAAACCTAAGTCTAAGGGCAAATAATTATGTATGAAGTACCATTTGGTGAAGACGGGGGTAGCGGTGACTTAGACAAGATGCGATTGGCTTTGGCCAAGCAGAATAAGCCTACGCCTACGCCGCCGTCTGCAGCTTCGCAGATCCCAGGGTATGGCAAACCAGTCCCACCTGCGCAAACAAAGCCTGACCCCTTAGGCGCAGCAGCAGGTAACTTCACCGAGTTGGCAACCAAGTTCAATCCGCTGATGATGGCCAAGTCAATGCAGGAGTCTGTTCGCGCTCTTAACCCAGCAATCCCTGTTGCAGGCGCATGGGCTGACGTGGCGCAAAACATACAGACCGCCGGCGCAGAGGCGATGTACGACATACTTGGCGATCCGCAAGGCATTATGAAGATGCAAAAGAACTATGTGCCTGTTACTACAGGACGGTTCTACCAAGCACCAATAACGCAGCTAGGCAAAGAGTTTGAGACAGATGTGACCAAGGCGATGGACGCGTCCAAGATTCCTGCCGTTTGGCCTATGGCCTTGAACCAGCCAATTAGACCGCCAATTACCCCTAATGACGTCCGCGTTATGGGCGCTGAGGCCACAAGAGTAGGCAGGCAAATCAAGGATATACCTACAGACTTTGTGAACGCGCAATCTGGCATGCAAAGGGTAGACCCAATCACAGGTCAGCCAACGTATGGCGCTAAGCTCCAAGGCGTGGCTGAAAGTGTTGGTGACATCATGGCGCAAAGGGAAATGCAAGGGTTGCCGCCTATTCCTGGGCTCCCTGCTTCCATGCAGCCAATGAATCCTAAGTTGTACGCCATGCGACCTGAAGGGTCAAGGGTTACATCTGCTACGTTGCCTGCAACTGCAAAGGCAGACGCCGCGACTTACGCCCCTGCGCAAGAGATCATTAACAACGTTATTGACAGCACAACAATGACTCCCGTGCAAGCGTTGGATGAGATACAAAACAACATCCTGCGTAAGCCTGAAGCTGCGTCTGCGCGCAGAGCGTTTGAGTCTTTCCTTAAGCAAAAAGCTAATGAGATGTACCCTGACGCCCCATCAGAAGGCGCGGCGTTGTCGGCGTATAAAGCCAGATTCGGTGATAGAGAAGCTTCAGCAGCGCACACACTAGAAATGTACGATCAGTTCTTGCAAACGCCCAATGGCATACAGTACAGAGCGGCGCTTGACTTGCCTTCTGCAGAAGAATTGCCTGCAATGCATGAAGCTGCGGCCAACTGGCTTAACTCTCAGTTTACCAATTACATTGTTGAAAAGGTTGGTACGCCTAATGAGCCCGCAGCCAAGCTGGCAAGTCAAGGCTTAACGTTTTACCCGCCATCAGAAATATTTGACAGTGCAGATATGTCAGGCTCCAAGATTGGCGCCAAACGCACCGCCGCAGGCATGCCTGCCAAAACGCCAACTGATGAGGCATTGGTTGCAGCAGATCAGAAATTAGCTGACTTGGTACAACAATCAGGCGATGCAGCAACTCGTAAACGCGAACAAGAAGCAATTGCCAAGCAATTAGGCTACGGGGCAATTGACCCTAACACGGGCGTTGTTGTTGAAGGTATGAACCTTGGAAGGTATGAGCCTTTTGCTCAAGCATCACGCGAGTCTGACAAAGCAAACACCGCGTACAAGAAACAGCAAAAAGTGGTTGACAATTTGCGTTTAGGTGCTGCGTATGAGAACGCAACTGACAAGGCAATTCATGCGCCTTTTGCCAAAAACTTAAAAGAAGAAATTGAGTATAGTGAGCGGCAGTTCTATCCTGCGTTGATGCAAACGCCTGATACTGAGCGCGCATACATTGCAAACCCAGTTCAGTTGCGCAATCTTGGCTTTGAAGATCTTGCAAAAAGCTTTTACAGCGACGTGATGTCGCGTAAAATACATTTGGACAAAGTGCCTAAGATGACTGTTGAGAAGTACATACGCGATACTGCGGAAGGTAGGATTGCTGCTGAAAAGCTTGCGCAAGCTAAAGAAAAGCAGTTTAAGATGGATGCTGACGCGCAGTTTAAGTTGTCAGCAGATACGCATATTCCTAATGACAAAGTCTTTGGTAATGTTGGCGCGTTGGAGATCACCAATCGCTTTACGCCTGAGCAGGTCGGACAATTGGTAAGTGAAGACACCTTAGCGTTGGACGTCTGTATTGGTGAAGGCGGTAATGTTAGAGACAGGCCAAACCCTTGGCATCCCGGCACCGGTGATCGTCAGTACATTCCAATTTACGACATTGTCACAGGACAGCGCAACCCTGATGCAACCAGCCCTAGGATGGGCTTCATTAACGCTGTTGCAAATGGCTCGCAAATGGTAAGCTTTAGAGATACAGTAACAGGTGAGCCTGTTGCAATCTTTGACCTTAACCCTTCATCATTGGATGGTAAGTACAACATTCACTTTGCGTCAGGCCGTAAAAATGGCAAGATCAAACCTAAGTATGTTGACGGCATTAAAGCGTATCTTAACAGCCGCGCGGACTCAATCCACGACGTTGGCACTAACTTGTATAACAC